TACACGCTGCCTTCAGGGTTTCGCGGGCAGCGCTGGCAAGTCCAGTCCCTCCACATAGAGCGGCTCGATGAGTCGCGCCAGTGCAAGGACCTTGGGAGCGGAGAGCGCGCGCAGTTCGTCAGCGTGCTTCCACATTGTGGAACCGTCGGCGCCGAGGACATGCGCAGCGCAGTACCAAGCCGGCATCCATGTGCCGCGCGTCTCCGCGTCTTGCGCCGCAACGAAGTGCGCGACGGTCGGACGAAGCAAGCGCACGTCGTTGCCGTCGAACTGCACGACGGCCTCTCGCGCGAGGAGCGACTCTAACACGCTCAAGGCGCGACCACCGTGATCACTGAGTTCTGGAAGACCAGGGTGGCCGTCGCCATAGCGACGCCGTTGGGCGCGACGCTCACCGCGAACTCGGATACGAATGCGTCGCCGGTGATGTGCTTCCCAGACGCCCACACGACTTTTGCCGCAGTGAGCACAGTGCCGGCGCTGATGCCGTTAGAGAGCGCCGCATGCGACGCGTCGTAGAACATCTCAAGCGTGATCGACCCCTCAAGGAATCCTTGCACCATTTGGCGATATGTAGAATCGATCGGCGTCACATCGATTTGTTGACGCGAGATATTGACGGTGGCTGAGACGACATCGGCGACGACTGTCGCTCCGATGGAAAACGATGCTGCGGTTGTTGGGCTTGGCATTAGAGGTAAAGCTCCGTGTAGATTTCAAGTTGAGAAGTGCAGATCGCTGGATTCTGTTCGTCGCCCTCGCCGATGGCCGGTTCTTCGAGCGCCCCAAACGATGTGCGGATGGCGACCACGACCGGCACGTTCACAAGGCCCACGCCTCGAATCGCGTCGAATGCCTGTTCCTCAAGCGTGATCGCGTCCGCCATCGTGTCCGCGATCGCGCTGAGAGTCACTTCGTAGCGCATGGTTACGTTTGTAGTGTTGCCCAGCGCTCCGCGCTCGCCCTTTGTGATGCTGATCACGACTGCGGGCAGTGCGACGCCGTGAAGTCGAGCACCGATTGAAACCCGATCATCTGCGTCGGTCCCACCGTTCACCACAAAGCCCACGAGAGTCGATTCAATCATGCGACCTCCGTCGCGTCGATGATGGCCACTCGGTTCTGCTGGTTCAGGTTGCGGATTCCGTTGATGCGCAGCGTGCGTCCGCGATACACGAGCCGATCAATCGGTGTAATGAGCAAGCGCGCCACGTTAGGCCATCGCAGACGAATCTCGAATGTGCAGATACTCGCAACGCCGTCGGCGAAGGGTTGCTCTTGTGGAGCCGCTTCGCGCACGTCGGCGCGGAATTGGCCGTAATTCGTATAAATCTGCACGCGACGGCCGAGCGGGTCAAGAAGGATCGACGCGCGCGTCACGTTGACGACTTGCCGAGTGAGGCCGGCCGAGATCATGAGAACGGCGCCTTCACTCTGAGATGCTCAAGCATGAACATGCCGCCGAGTGGGACGCTCGTCATCGTGATGGGTTGCGCGGCTTCTGGGTTGTTGTACCAAAGGCCCACGAGCGATATCACGACTTGCGCGACCTCGTTCGGCATGGTCGCGTAGCCCGCCGTGTAGGTGACGGTGATCACAGTGCCGGGGTATGTGGCCGGCGCGTTGAGGAACTCAATCGCGTCGAGCGCTTGAGTCGTGTCGGTCCAGTAGTCAGTGCCCGACGTCATCACGACCGTGTTGTTGTCGGCATCCTTGTAGGAAACCGACGTTGTCGCAGTGCGCGGATACTCCGCGAACTTAGTGCGTTTGAACGTGAGCAACGTCATCGTGCGCGACGCCGATGAGATTCGCACGCCGGTGTACGACTCCACAAACGCTTCAGCCGCGAGGATGAGACGAGACAACTCGCTGTCGTCGTCGACGTAGTCGATGCGCAGCGCGGCTTTCACGGTTGCTAAAGAGAGTGCCATCGAAACCTCGGCGCTGCGTTCCCGCAGCGCCGAGGCAAGGGAGATAAGAAATCAAGCTGCGTTCAAGAATCGGATCGATGCGAATGCTTCTGGCAGCATGATGCGACTGTCTGTGCGCATGTAGGTGTAGAGAGTCGAGCGCATGTTGGCAGCGCCCGAGTACGGATCGATCATGCTGGTCATGCCAGTGCGATCGAAGATCTCGAAGTAGTCCCAGTTCCCGACGCCGGCCATGGCCTTGCCTTGGAGGTTTGCTGTGGTGGCGGTGGTGTCTGTGCTTGCAACGTACTTGCCGATGACGTACGGCACGCCGTACAGGAAGCCAGGAACGCCGGCGGTCAGATCAGAGTAGTTCTCCGATGGCTTCCAGACGTACTCGGTGGTATTGACCTTGATCTTGCGAACGGTCTTGAGGAACGTATCCGAGAAGAGCCACTTGAAGCGCGGCGACTGACGGTACTGCGGCTCAACTGCGTGGACGCAGTCGATGATGTTGTCACCGGTCACTGCTGTGATAAGCGCATCTTCAGCGAGGACTACGCCCTGAGTCACGAGGCCCGCGAGCGAGGTAGCGCCGGTATCAAAGATGCCCTGCGGCTCACTTGAGCCCGTACCAACGGTGTAGTACTGGTCAAGCGTGAGCGCGAGCGAGGCCGCGCATCGCTGCGCAACGTAGTCGAGGCCAGTGCCGACGCCGGCAGTGCCCACGACGTCGTCGATGAACTCTTGCGTCATCGTGGTTCCACACACAAACTTGAACGGGTTGACGCTGATCTGCGTACCGAATGATGCATCGGCGGCAGTCACGGCGCCGTTGTCCGCGACAAGTGCGGATGTCGGAAGTGCGTTCTCGATGGTCACTGTGCGCTTGCTGTCGATCGTGGTGATCTTGGCGAGTGAGCGAAGCGCAGACGCCTGTTGAAGCTTCGCGACGATGCGGCGCTCAAGATCGGTCGGAACGCCCGCCCCGCTCGTGCTGAGTGTCATCACGCGGAGTTCGGCCTGATCGCCGCGCGCTGCGGCCTTGAGCCAACGCTCGGCGTATGCAGCGGAGTTTGGGTCGCTGTCAGATCCACGGCTCACAGTTGCGGCGCGCGCCGTGTACACGGGTTCGCCGAGGCGTGCTTCGATCGCTGCCAGGCGCGACTCTTGCGCCTTGGCTTGCGCGATGTCTTGCACGCTGCGCTCGATCTTGGTGAGGTCGGCGTCCATGCGCTCAATCATTTCGATTTCGGATCCGCTGCCCTTCTGGGTGACGAATTGAGCCGAGGCGCCGGTGCGCTGCTCGATTTTCTCAAGTTCTTTGCGGTAGTTGTGAGTGAGATTGTTGAGTTCGTTCAAGTTGTCCATTGTGAGATCCTTTGCAAGTGAAGTTCGAGCCGAGTTTGTGCGGCCTCGATTGTGGCCGCGTCAACGCAACGCAAGCTCGAATTGGTCTGTGGGTAGGCAGCATCGACGACGATGCTGATCTCGGAGAGTCGCGCGGCGGTCACGGTGCGCTCGGTCTTGGTCTTGTTCCATTCGTCTTTGTCGACGAAGAAGCCGAAGGACATCTCGCCGCTCAAGTCGCCACGCTCAAGGAGCGCGCGCACGTCGTTGCCGAGCGTGGTGTCTGGTAGCGACGCCTCGTACTGCAAGCCATTCGGCGAGTCGGAAAGCGTGAGCGTTCCGCTTCGTGAGCGCGCGAGCGGCATGGCGTTCTGGTGGTTGTAGAGAAGCTTGATGTCGCCCTCGATTGAGGCGCCGAAAGCGCCTGGGGCGATGCGTTCGATGAAGGAGCGTCCTTGCTCGTGGATCGTGCGCGACGGTTGCCCGTACACGGCAGCAACGCCAGATAGAGTCCGTCCATCGACTTTGGTCACGCCGGTGAAGTCACGGTGTGAAATCATTGAGAGCCCCCGCCGATGTGTCGGCTCCGATGTTTGATGTGCCGCCGCCGGTTCCCATGTTTTTTGCGACGATTGGCTCGTCGAGTCCAGGGAGCGGCTTCATGTCGAGACGCGCGCGCGCTTCGTTGCGAGTGATGACGCCTGATTCGACGCCAGTGCGAAGCGCGGCCATTTGCTCGGCAAGCGACGGGCGCGTGATTGCGTCCGCGTCGAATGTCACGGTTGAGCCGATCGTCGCGACCTTGCTCGCGATCTCAGCGCTCCACGCGGCGAACCAGTGCGAGAGGCACGCATCGACATACATGCGCGAGAGCCATTCCATCGAGCCGTACGCGTTGGCACTGTGCTCAGCGAGGTAGGAAGTCGGGACGCCGAAGATGCGCGAGACGTCTTCCACCGAGTAGCGGCGCGCTGCGCTTATGCCGGCGTCGTCAAGCGTTGAGGAGATGCGCTCGACCTTCATGCCTTCGCTGAGCACAAGCGGCTTGCCGGCGTTCTGGGCGCCCGAGTGTTTCGCCATGAAGTCTTCGGCGATCATCTGACGCGCGCCCGCGTTCAACGCCGACGGATGCAAGATGGCGAGCTTCGGGTTCCCCGCGTTCTTCATCACCTCCAGCTGCGCTTGCTCTTGCGACGCAAGCACCTGAAGCGAGGTACGGCAGAGGTTGATCGGGCTTTCGCCCCACATGCCATCGATGCCGATCGCACGAAGATGGAGCATGGAAGTGTGGGGGACGTCGCCGTAGGTCTGCGTCTTGTAGACGGGCGCCATGCCCGAGACATCGAGCGACACGCTGCTATGTTCGAGCGGCAGAAGTTCGATGAGATCGCCGCCGAGCGTGCGGTTCACGACGGCGAAGGCGTTACCGTAGAGCAACGCTTGCAGCGTCATCGAGCGACGGAAGTCGTAGCCAGTTTGGAATCGGTTCGGTTGCGCAAGCAAGCGCTCCGCGATGTCGTCGCTACTCGTGAGCGGCGTGCGCGCGATGTCGTTGGCGATCAGCGTCACCGCGCGATACACGGGCGTATAGCGCAGCGCGTTGGTCGTCGATACCGACGGCATTCCCGCAGAGTCGTAGGACACCTGAAGCACACTCTGAGTGGGCCAGTGTCCAAGCATTCGGCGCAGCATGT